TTCTTTGCGTCCAGAGGTTAGAGAAGCATTGATGCGATTTGCTAAAGCATTTGCTGAGTATGTTGATCTTGATGATAGGGCAATTTCTGATATAATATTACTTGGTGGTAATGCAGGTTATAACTATACTGCTATGTCTGATTTAGATGTACATATTGTTGTAGATCCTAAGTATATTCCTAAGTGTGATCCAGAATTGATTGATGAGTTTTATATGGATAAGAAAACTTTATGGGAACTAACTCATAATGTAACTATCCTTGGAGCAAAAGCAGAACCTTATATTGAAAGACCTGGTGTTACTCGTAAGAAGAGTCAAGGTGTTTATAGTTTGATGAAGCAGAAATGGATACAAAAACCAGAGAAGATGGAAGATGATCTGGATGAAAAAGAATTAGAAAAGAAAGTAAAAAATCTAAAGCATAAGATAGATACCTTTATTCAGAGCGAAGATCCAGAAGCACTCAAGTCATTAGTAAAGAGACTTAGAGTTGGTAGAACTGTATCACTACAGAAGTATGGTGAGTATGGTTTTGAAAACATGGTTTTCAAAGAGCTAAGAAATCAGGGGTATATTGACAAAGTACGTTCAACTGTGGTAAACTTAAAGTCACGAAGCTTATCTTTATGATCAAAGTTTTATTATTGAAAAATGGTCTAGTGCTTATCACTAGAATTGAAGAGGTTGGATCAGAGATGGGAGAACCTGATTGTAAGTTGATAAAACCTTTTGAGTTGAAGACTAACAATGGGGATGTTTTCTTAGAGCATTGGCCAGCATTCTCTATGCAACGTGAGATGATGATTCACTCAGATAGTATACTAACAATACTAGAACCTGATAAGATACACTTAGACAAATATCAGTCACTGACATCTGAATGAGATATTATACAAACGTCCAAATGGTCGGGAATGATTTTCTCGTCCGTGGGTATGAAGGTGGAAAGAGTTTTACATCGAGGGAACCATTTCAACCCACGATGTTTGTTCCTAGTAAGAAGAGAACTAAGTATAAGACATTAGATGGTAAGTATGCACAACCAATACAACCTGGTACTGTACGTGAGACTAGAGAGTTTATAAAGAGTCATCAAGATGTTCAAGGTTTTGAAATATATGGAAATAATAGATACATCTATCAATACATTTCTGAGAAGTATCCAGAGAATGAAATCAAGTTTGATATAAACAAAATCAAACTTGTAACCATTGACATTGAGGTAAAGTCTGAGAATGGATTTCCTACAGTGGAGAAGTGTGATGAGGAAATGCTTTGTATTACATTACAGGATTATGCAACTAAGAGGATACTTACTTTTGGTGTAGGACCATATCGTCATCAAGACAAGATGGTCAAGTATGTTCAGTGTAATGATGAGTATGATCTTCTACAGCATTTTATAAACTTTTGGTCACATGATCCACCAGAAGTTGTGACTGGATGGAACTGTCAACTTTATGACATACCATATCTTGCCAAGAGAATTACTAGAGTTCTAGGTGAGAAGGCAATGAAAAAACTATCACCTTGGGGGTTGGTAACTAATGAAGAGATCTTTATGCAAGGTCGTTCCCATCTTGTCTATGACATTGGTGGCGTTACTGTTCTTGACTACTTGGACTTATATAAGAAGTTCACATACAAGGCACAAGAATCATATAGATTGGACTATATTGGTCAAGTAGAATTAGGTCAGAAGAAGTTAGATCATAGTGAGTATTCTACATTTAAAGAGTTCTATACTAAGGGATGGAATAAGTTTGTAGATTACAACATCCAAGACGTTAGAATTGTTGACTCCCTTGAGGAGAAGATGAAACTAATTGAACTTGCTATCACTATGGCATATGATGCCAAGGTGAATTTTACTGATGTCTTCTATCAGGTTCGTATGTGGGACATGATTATATACAATGATCTAAAGAAGAAGAATATTGTTATACCACCTAAGAAGGAACAGGATAAGAGTGAGAAGTATGCTGGTGCTTATGTAAAAGCACCTACACCTGGCATGTATGACTGGGTTGTATCATTTGACTTGAATTCTCTGTATCCTCATCTTATAATGCAGTATAATATTTCTCCTGAAACTCTTTTAGAGGAGAGATATCCTTCTGTCAGTGTAGACAAACTTCTCAATGAGGAGGTTGATCTATCTGGTCTAGAAGATGTTACTGTGTGTCCTAATGGTGCTATGTTTACCACTAAGACTCGTGGTTTCTTACCCAAACTAATGGATAAGATCTACTCTGAACGTGTTGTCTTCAAGAAGAAGATGATTGCTGCAAAGAAAAAGTATGAGAAGACACCTACGAAGGCTCTTGAAAGAGAGATCGCAAGATGTAACAACATCCAAATGGCGAAGAAGATTCAACTTAATAGTGCTTATGGTGCTATTGGGAATAATTACTTTCGTTATTATAAGTTGGCAAACGCTGAAGCTATTACTCTCGGAGGCCAATTTAGTATTAGGTGGATCGAAAACAAAATGAATAAGTACATGAACAATGTACTAAAAACAACAGGAAAAGATTATGTTATTGCATCTGACACCGATTCTATTTACTTGCATCTTGGTCCTCTGGTTCAAGTCATATTCAAGGATAGAGAGAAGAATGTTGAGAGCATTGTTTCGTTCCTTGATAAGATCTGTGAAGTGGAATTTGAAAAGTATATTTCGAGTTCTTATGAAGCGTTGGCCAAGTACGTAAATGCTTACGATCAGAAAATGTTCATGAAGCGTGAGACAATTGCTGAACGTGGAATATGGACTGCTAAAAAACGCTACATACTGAATGCATGGGATATTGAAGGAGTTAGATTTGCTGAACCCAAATTGAAAATGATGGGTATCGAAGCAGTTAAGTCATCTACACCTGCACCTTGTAGGAAGATGATTAAAGATGCTTTGAATATTATAATGAATCAAAGTGAAGATGATGTCATCAAGTACATTGATCAAATGAGAAATGACTTTAGAAAGTTAGATCCTTCTGAGGTTGCTTTCCCTAGATCATGTAATGACGTTGTAAAATATAAAAGTAATCTATCGATCTATGCCAAGGGAACGCCTATACACGTTAGGGGATCTCTTCTCTATAATCATTACATCAAACAGCATAACCTAGAGGCAAAGTATAGTGCAATCAACAACGGTGAGAAGATAAAGTTTGTATACCTTGTCAAACCTAATCCCATACATGAGAATGTGATATCATTCATATCAGATTTCCCTGTGGAATTAGGATTGTCTAAGTATGTTGACTATAATCTCATGTTTGAGAAGTCTTTTCTAGAACCACTCAAAGCAATATTAGATGCTATTGGATGGTCAATAGAAAAACATGCTACACTAGACCTCTTCTTTGTTTGATGCTATAATACAAGCATCTATTATTTCACATGGATTTACCTATCAACGATAAAGAGCTCTCTACTATTGTTAGAGCATTGACTTTAGGAGGAGATACTGCATTGTATCAAAAATTAAAGTTGGTCAAAGAGACAAGGGATGAAAATCCTGGTGGTCCATATAAGAAAATTTTACGTGAATCACATGGTATGGTTATCTAATGGAAATTGATGATGATGTAAAGATCACGATCAACCTTAATAAGTTGGTAACGATCAGAGCGAAACTCTTAACTCAACATGATGATTATTCTGAGAAGATATCCAAAGGTGAATATCTTGATGAGAATGATGTTGATCGAATTGCAGTTAAGTTAAGAGATACTTTGACTTGGGATACATTATTCTATATGATTGATGATTCTATCTTAGAGTATTTGGATATAAAAGAAACTCATTATGGTGAGACAGCAGGTAATGAACCTGCTGCTACCTTTGAGCAACAAAGAAAGAATGCTGCTAAGTTTGAACTGGTAGATCTAGTGTCTCCAGCATGGACTATTCAAGTACCTCGTCTAAAGAAATGATTTTTGAACAAGTGAGTCTTGTAACTGGTGGGTTTGATCCTATTCATTCAGGACATCTTCGTTATTTTACTCAAGCAAAGGATTACTCAGATTATCTTGTAGTAGGATTGAATGGTGATCCTTGGCTCAAGAGAAAGAAAGGACAGTACTTTCAGTGCTGGACTGAGAGAGCAGACATACTACGTCACTTAGATATGGTAGATGCTGTTATCTCTTGGGATGATAGTGATGACTCTGCCTGTGGTGCTATCGCAAAATGCCTAGAGATCTCTGACTCCGTTATATTTTGTAACGGTGGAGATCGTGGTAAGGAAAATACCCCAGAAGTTTTGGGGTATGGAAAAGAAGCAAGAGTAGAGTTTCATTATGGTGTAGGTGGTACTGATAAATTGAATAGTAGTAGTTGGATATTACACAATTATTTCAATAGACAACGCAAATTATTAGGTATTTGAATGGACTTTCTGAAAGAAATCGTAAAGGAAATCGGATCTGATTATGCACAAGTGGCAGCCGATAAAGAAACTACTGAAGCATATATCGACACGGGATCGTTTATCTTTAATGGATTGGTTTCTGGTTCCATTAGCGGTGGGGTTAGTAGTAATAGAATTACTGCCATTGCTGGTGAAACTAGTACTGGTAAAACTTACTTCGCCCTCGCTGTTGTCAAGAATTTTCTGGATAATAATCCCAATGCTTATGCTCTGTACTTCGATACAGAATCTGCTATTAGTAAAGAACTTTTAGAGTCTCGTGGTATAGATACTAAGAGAGTTGCTATTGTAGAAGTTGTTACTATTGAGGATTTTCGTGGTAAGGCATTGAAAGCAATTGATATGTATTTGAATGCCCCAACAGAAGATCGCAAACCTTGTATGTTTGTGCTAGACTCATTAGGTATGCTTTCTACAGAGAAAGAAATACGAGATGCACTAGAGGACAAACAAGTCCGTGATATGACTAAATCTCAATTGGTCAAAGGTGCATTTAGAATGTTAACCCTAAAACTCGGTCAAGCAAATGTCCCACTCATCGTCACGAATCATACATATGATGTCATCGGAGCTTACGTACCAACGAAAGAAATGGGGGGAGGTTCTGGACTCAAATATGCAGCGTCTACAATCATTTATCTTGGAAAGAAGAAGGAAAAAGATGGCAAAGAAGTCATTGGAAACATTATCAAAGCGAAGACTGTCAAGTCACGTTTGAGTAAAGAGAATAAAGAGGTAGAGATACGTTTGTATTATGATGAACGTGGTCTCGATAGATACTATGGTCTTCTAGAATTAGGAGAGATTGGTGGTCTATGGAAGAATGTTGCTGGTCGTTATGAAATGAATGGTAAGAAAATATATGCTAAGGAGATATATAAAAATCCAGAAAAGTATTTTACTCCAGAAATCTTGCAAGCTCTAGACGAGATTGCACAGAAAGAATTTAGTTATGGTGAATGATGACAGAAAGAGTACCACTGACGATACTCAAAAATCTACTTCATGATGAACAATATACACGTAAGGTTTTACCTTTCGTGCAACCTGAGTACTTTGAAGAAAGGTGTGACAGGGTTGTCTTTGAGGAGATCTCTTCGTATCTAAAAGATTATGATGGTCTTCCTACTAAGGAAGTACTTCATATTGAAATTGAAAAGAGGACTGATCTTTCTGAAGATGAGTTCAAATTATCTGATCAACTTGTAGGTTCATTAGAACCTACTGAGTCAGATAGTGAATGGATGTTGAATACCACTGAGAAGTGGTGTAAAGAACGTGCTATATACTTAGCACTCATGGAGTCTATCAAGATCGCTGATGGACAGGATGAGAAGAAACAACCTGATGCTATACCATCTATTCTTTCAGATGCTTTAGCAGTAGGATTTGATCAACATGTTGGACACGATTACATAGATGACTCGAAAGACAGGTTTGCGTACTACCACAGGGTTGAAAACAAAATCCCGTTTGATCTCGAATATTTTAATAAGATTACGTCGGGAGGTCTATCGGATAAGACTCTCAACATTGCTCTTGCTGGCACAGGGGTTGGAAAATCTTTATTCATGTGTCATGTGGCTAGCTCTGTCTTACTCCAAGGAAAGAACGTCCTCTACATCACTCTCGAAATGGCAGAGGAGAAGATTGCGGAAAGGATTGATGCGAATTTACTCAATACAAATATTCAAGACATA